TGAAGAATGTGTCATGGAGATTGAAGAGTTAAAAGATGAGCTTGCTATGATACAGATAACACAGACTACCAATGGTAGAGATAGATGGGATACTCCTGAGATTGTTGTTGGTGCTGGCAAGAAGAGCAAAATGAGAAAAGACCGTTATTCCTCTCTGATTATGGCTAATATGGCTGCAAGAAAAATATTGAGAACTCCTACAGCTCGTGCATATCAATTTTATGGTGGGTTTGCTACGATTATGGATAGTGATAATAAGCCGAAGGGTGACATGTATACTGGACCAAGTTGGTTTGTGGATAGTATGAAAGATATTTTGTGAATTGTGTATAATTAAGGTAGTTGAATTAACAATCCAATTATACCTTTTTCAATTGAATTGCGGAGAATAAAATGAGTAATAAAGATTCTATCATTACCTGGGAAGACGGAGATGCATCAAGTAAGTCTCGTGCTATGGAGAGATTTTCAGATTCTATAGATGCTTATGAAGGAATTTCTAAAGCCAACCATAGAACATTTTTGGATATTGAAGCTAATAGGTCTGTCAGACCATCTTTTGATAAAAATGATTATTTTGCTTTTCGTAGCAACGAACAAGTCCCAGCGAAGCAAAAACATGCAATCAAAATGTGCATGGAGGCTTATGACAAGGTTGGCATTATTAGAAACATCATTGATCTAATGGGTGACTTCGGTAGCCAGGGAATTAATATTGTCCACGAAAACAAGAGTGTCGAAAAATTTTATAAACAATGGTTCAATAAAGTTGATGGCAAAGAAAGATCTGAAAGATTTTTAAATAATCTTTATAGAACTGGAAATGTATTTGTTTACCGTAGTGACGCAAAAATTAGTCAAGATATTGTAAAATACATAAGATCTATGGGTAGTGATATAACGGTTAAGCTACCATCTATTAAGGAGGATGTTGTTCCTTGGAGATATAATTTTTTTAATCCACTAACTATTAATCTGAAGGATGGTAATTTAAATCTATTCTTGGGTAGAAAAAAATTCGAAATATCAAATAAGTCTTTTCTTGACAATTTTCAGAAAGACAATATTCCAGCAAAGATATTAGAAACTCTACCTGCTGATTTAAAAACAAAGATTAAAAATGGCGAAAGGTTAATTCCCTTAGATGAAAACAAACTCAGTGTTTACTATTATAAAAAAGATGATTGGCAACAATGGGCTAATCCTCTCACGTATGCGATTCTTGATGACATCATTATGCTCGAAAAGATGCGGTTGGCAGATTTATCTGCTCTTGATGGTGCTATTAGTAATATTAGATTATGGACGCTTGGAAGCCTTGACCACAAAATTCTACCAACAAGGGACGGTGTTAATAAGCTCAGAAATATATTAGCAAGTAATGTTGGTGGTGGAACAATGGAATTAGTCTGGGGTCCAGACTTAAAATATACTGAATCTAACAGTCAAGTTTATAAATTCTTGGGTTCTGAAAAATATCAATCAGTTCTTAATAGTATTTATGCTGGATTAGGTGTTCCTCCTACCTTGACGGGTATGGCATCTAGTGGTGGTGGATTTACTAATAACTTCATTTCCTTAAAGACATTGGTCGAGCGATTACAATATGGTAGAGATCAATTAACTAAGTTTTGGACAAAAGAGTTGGAATTAGTTCGTAGGGCTATGGGTTTCAGAAAACCCGCTCATATTATCTATGACCAAATGAGTTTATCAGATGAAGCAGCAGAGAAAAACTTATTAATTCAATTAGCTGACAGGTCTATCATTAGTCATGAGACTATCCTTGATAGATTTAAAGAAATACCTGCTGTTGAAAAAGTTAGACTCAACAGAGAGAATAAAGATAGGGACAAAGATAAACTTCCAGATAAAGTTGGTCCGTTCCATCCTCCTGCTGAAAAAGATGATATATCAGAAAATGAAAATGGTAGACCTAAATTTAGTAAGGATGAAGAGCCACGAAAGAAAAGGGTTGAAAAACCTAAAAACACTCCTGGCGTTGCTGATCTTATTGTTTGGGCTAATAAATCATTTGATTTAATATCTGATGTCACAAACAAGGCATTTTTATCTGTGTCTAATAAGAAGAATATGAGACAGTTAACAAAGGCAGAAGTTGGTTCTCTAGAAACCCTCAAGGTAGATATATTAACAAATTTACCAGTTATGCATGAAGATGTAGATGCAAACTATATTAGTGAGATTGTTAAATCAAGTAAAAAGACCCCAAAGGAGTTTAAAATAATTATGGCAGACAAGGATATAAACATCTTAAATATGTCTATGGATGAGTACAAAAAACAAGTAGTAGCAAGTTACACAGAATATGTTTTAGGTAGTTAAAACCCGTTTAATGTATGTTTTAATGTATCTTGTGTATAATTTAATACGAGGTGAAAATTATGAATAAAATACAAATTTTTCAAAAAGAAATTGAAGATGGTATATCTGATCAGGTTCAGAGTACTGCTTCAGTTGCTTATTTGTCTCCTTTTACTGTCAAAGCAGAAGAATTTACTTCTGAGGTAGAAAAAAGTGAGATAGAAAAACTTTTAGCCGATGAGAACAAGCAACACGATCTTTATTACTTAGAATCAGTGTTAGTCTCTACCAATTGGAATAGAAATGATGATGTATTTTTAGCAGATGTCACATGGGCTGCGAGAAATACGCCAGAAGACAAACCATTTAATTTTATGCATGATGAGAATGATATCATTGGGCATATTATAGGTAGTTATGTTACTGATACTGAAGGAAATAGAATTTCCGACGATCAAGAAGAAACTCCTGCAAATTTTGATATTATTACTCGTGCAGTTCTTTATAATAGCTGGATGAATGAAGAAAATAAAGAGCGAATGGATAATATTATCGCAGAAATTGATGAAGATAAGTGGTTTGTTTCAATGGAATGTTTATTTGCTGGTTTCGACTATGCAGTTATTGACAAGACTGGTAGTCAACAGTTAGTAACCAGGAGTGATGATTCATCTTTCTTAACTAAGCATTTACGTGCTTATGGTGGAACTGGTGAATATGAAGGTTATAAAGTTGGACGTGCTTTACGTGATATTTCTTTTTCTGGGAAAGGATTGGTGTCAAATCCAGCAAATCCTAGAAGTATAATTTTAAACTCTAAAAGTATCGCTTTTAGTGTTGATGGGTTTTCAACGATGAAGGAGACAAATATGTCTGAATCTCAGGTTCAAGAGGAGCAAGTGGTTGAAGAACCAGTTGTTGCTGAAGAACTAACTGAAGAGGTTGTTGAAACAGTAGAAGCTGATGCGGTTACAGATAATTCTACGGAAGCTACTGAAGTAGCTGAAGAAGTGTCTGAAACTGTTGCGGAAGAAACTGATGATACAGCGGCGAAAAATTATGAAGATGATGATGAAAAGAAAAAGAAGAAAGAAGATGAAGCTAAGGCTTCTTTAGAAGAAGCTTTAAAATCTGCTGAAGCAAAGATTGCTGCATTAGAAGCGGTTGTTGCTAAATCAGCTCAGGATTTGAAGCAAGCTGAATCTGAAATGTATGATATGAAGAAAAAGCAAAAAGAAGAAAAGAGAAAAGCTGCTTTAATCGAAGCTGGTGTTTCAGCGGATGAATTAGATGCTACTCTTGCTTCTTTTGGTGCTCTTGATGACGAAGCATTTGATGCTGTAGTCAATCTTTATGCTCGCAAAAGTGTTGTAGCGACTGATGTTAAAGAAGAAGCTACAGAACAAGCAGAAGCAGAAGCAACTGAAATTTTCGATGAAGTCGAAACATCAGAAGCGACTCTGGTAGAAGCTGAAACAGAAGAAGTAGATGAAATAGCAGCAACACGAGCAAGTATTGCTGATTACATCTCAAATTCAATTCTTAGTAAGTAATTCCTTTTTTCTATAGGAGAAAACAAATGGCTCTTAAAGCAGACAGAAGTGTAGAGGCTACTGATATTAGCTTTTTCTACAATGCTGGTACGGCAACCCGTGGTGGTGTCGCTGTGCTGGAAAATAATACTGCATCTGGTGCGGCAATGGACCAAGGTGCTAACTTAGTTGCTTATGCAACTGCGGCATCAACAGATATTCCAATTG